CTACCCCCCGAGCCCGGTCTTGCGGTCGTGGTGCCGCTTGCACAACGGCTGCCAGTTAGATTTGTCCCAGAACAGCTTGGGGCTGCCCTTATGGGGCACGATGTGGTCCGTTACCGCTGCAGGCTCCACCATCCCCAGCGCCGCGCACTCGGCGCACAGCGGGTTGCTTTTGCGGAATCTCGCAGACGCCTCCTTCCAAGCATTTGTTTTGTACAGGTGCTTGTACTGAATGTGCGGGGCGAAAGAATGGACTGGCGCCCTGTTGCCAGACTCTCCCGTATGCGAGGGCGCGGAAACCGGCACTACTGCGCAGCCTTCGCCTTCTTGTCCGCCAGGTACGTCTCCAGCAGCAGCCGCACCGCGGCCTGCACCTCCGGGGTATCCAGCGACAGATCCTTGGGCAGCGCCTTATCTCGGGCGATGTACCACTTGAGCATATCGTCGAACGCACGCAGCTTGCTCTCGGGGAGACCATCGGGGATCAACGCCTCCACAGTCTCCGCCGCATCGCGCACATGCTGGCGCAGCATCGGGCCGTAGGTGACGACCGCCGCCTTGATATCGACAGCAAGCTCAGCCGCTACAGCAAGCGCCCCACTCACACCCTGGAACGCCTTACCAATAAAATCTGCGATCCGCTTGATGATGGTCATACTCAATACCTACAAGTTATCGAGACCGTAGCGCCATCAAGGCGCAGGCCAGCAGGAATGGAATCGTCACGAGTTATCACTGGAGCGATGCTTGGCCGGCACTCCCACCTTGTCGGTGCTGACCACGGTGAACACGACATTAACCAGGGCGAACAGGCCAACAGCCACAGCATCAATCGCCTCGCCGGTAACCGGGATCTCATAGCCGAACGCCTCCGCCGCATACACCAGCGCCACCAGCAGGGCGGCCACCGCGTTGCTGGTCACCTGACCGCGCTTCCACGCAGCAGGATCGGCAACCACCTCGCCAGCCTTGAACACCCTCCACGCGGCAGACAGCTTACGCATCGAACCCATAAAACCTCCGCGCCCGCTCAAAGTAGCCGGGCCAAGTATTCGCGTGCGGCTTGCCAGGGCGCCACGCCCACAGGTATTGCTTCCAGCCATCGCCAGACGACTCAGGCAGCGCGCTGGGCACCGTAAACAGCAACAGCCGGGCGAACACCAGGGCCAGCGCATCGTTGTCCGGCAGCGCGTTATAGGCCGCCTCCACCGTCACTGGATAATCCAGGCGGGTCAGCACCTCGCGGGCAATCCCGCTGGTGGCCGGGTGCGTCATCACACCCCGCACACCGCCGCCCAACTCGAACTGCCAGTAGCCATTCGCCGGCCCGCCGATCTGCCGCCGGTGCATAAAGCGCGACTCCTGCAGCCCAATCGCCATCAGCATCGCCCTGGCCTGGGGCGTATCGAAACGCTCAGGCAGCCACAGCAGCCCAGCGGTGATCAGCTTGTCCGCATCAGACAGGGTCACCGCTTCACCCGCCCAACCACATAATCCACAACCAGCTCGCGGAACTTGACCACACCCGCAAACCCCACCGCCGAACCGATAAACACCGCCACGCCATGGGGGACGCTGAAATAATCCGCGCCGCTTGCAATCCCGTAGGCAATACACCCGCACAACAGCGACTCGAGGGCGATCCGCATCCGGTTCGTCTCCGTCTGATCGTAGATAATGCGCAGTGGAGCAATGATCACCGCCGCCACAAACGCCTGCAGCGGCCCGGGCAAGCCCGACAGCCAGTCAAGCACCATCGCAATCTTCTCGGGCATCCGCATAATCCTTGAGCCTGCTGGCGGTCATAAAAAACCCCGCATAGCCGCATTGCGCGGCCAGGGGCGGGGGCTGTCGGGGGAGGACAACACAGTCATGGCCGAAGCCAAAATCGGGCATAAAAAAACCCGGCGCGGTGGCCGGGCTTCATCTATCGTCGGGTTTCAAAACTTTACACGTAAATTCTGGTCGACCGGTAGACCACTGTCAAGCACTCTCCCCCACATTTTTCAAATACAGCGCGCCGTACAGCTGATTGAGCGCGCAGTCCCGCAATTGCATCACCCGCTGCTTGCTCATCCCGCTGGCCCGGCACACCGAATTCAGGCTCCGCCGAAAGCAATACAGTGCCACCATCACCCGCACCACATCCGGCCCCATCGCCGCGATCATCCGATCAAGCGCCTCGCAATACTCATCCGACGCCCTCGGGTACGGATACCGGGGCGGCGCATCATCAGCCCACCCACTGCCGCGCGGCACCAGCTCCGCCCAGCCAGGGCGGCCAGCCCCCAGCATCCGCTCGATGCGCGGCCGCGCCCACTGCCCCCACGCCATGATCATCACATCGTCCTCGATCTTCGTCACAGTAACCGCCATTTGATGCCCTCCACCCTATCAAAACCCAATGCCGACACTATGCCGACACTTAAAACCCAACTATCGGCAATCTAACCCCTTGATATTTATCCATTTGCCGGAGTGCCGACACTGCCGACACTTGCGCGCCTCGCGTGTGAGAGATTTTTTTTCACGGCGCACGATTCCGCATTTATTTACGCCCGTGCGCGCGCGGCAAAGTGTCGGCACTATCGGCACCCCGGCAAATCCATTGTTTTCAATGGCTTGCGCTGCCGACACTTGACCGGCAACTATCGGCAACCCTCCGGCAATCACGCATCCCCCTTGGCGAATTTCGCAAATTCCACCGCGCAGCGGCCAAGCCACGCCTGCTGACTCTCCCCGTCCCGGGGCGTCCAAGGGTCCAAAGGGGCGCGGGGAATAAAAAACGTCCCCTTGCGCGATCGGTAGCCATCGTTGTAATGCACATCCCGCCGCCGCTTTATCCCGTCCTGCACGCCGACAAACCCGCCGAACTTCGTGATGCTCACCACGTTCTCCCGGCGCTTGTCCGCCCACGATCGGTACAGCGCGAACAAATCCTCCGCCAGGCACGGCATAAACGGCGCGTCCAGGTAGCCATCCCGCCACTCGATAAAAAACACCTCCCACCCGGGCCGGCCAAAGTCGATGATCCGCTGCTTCGCCTCGGTGACGGGCGGCTCCGCGTGGGTCGAAAACCCCGAGGTGTCCACCGCCAGCAGATACGCCAGCAGCGCCTCCCGCCCGCCGTTCGCCAGCTCCGCCAGCACGTTGGCCTTAAGCGAATCCGGCAGCTTCTTCTCGGGCCACACCACCAGCATTCGTCGGTCGGTCTGCTCCAGCGGCCATGGCTGCAACTCGTTGCTCAAAAAGACGGAGTTCATGTGGTTCGACTCTTCCCACCCCGTCAAGAATTTCTGCTCAATCCGCTGCGTCTTGCCGGTAATCATGTGCTTCAGCGTGCCCGTGTGGCTGTACTTTTGATCCCGGCTCAACACCTCCTCGAACAGCGCGAACAGCAACTGGCTTCGCCACGCCGTGTACTGGCTTTCGAGCTGGTGCTGCCCCAGGGTAGAGCCATACTCGCCGTACATCGGCTTGATCACCTCCTCCCAGAACAGCGACTTACCCGACCCCTGCTGGCTCGAATGCATCAGCACCGCGCTGGCCATCTTCGCCCCCACATGCTGGAGCGGATACGCCAACCACTGCAGCAGCCAGCCCACCACCGCCGCCTCGCCGTTGCACAAATGGTCCAGCAGCGCCAGCTGCCACACGCACCCCGCATCATTGCGGCGCGGCACCAGCGGCAGCCCGCGAAACCTATTGATATGGCTATCCAGGTCAACCCGCTGGGTCGGGTCAAACACCAGCCGGTCAATATCCAGCTCCGCCCGGCCCGGGTGCTTGATCCAATCGTCGAAGCAATCCGCAATCGCATGCCGCAGCGCACTCAGCGGCACCCGCTGGCGCTTCTCCCGGTCCCAGGCCGCATCCGTGGGGTACAGGTAAACATACCGCCCCAGCGCCCGGGCCAACCCCCCGCCCCCCTGGGTCGCGGCAGAGGCCGCGAGGGGCTTTACCAAGTCCTGATGGACGCTCCGGCGCTCATCGTGGGCCAGCCACTGATCAAACAGCGCCTTGCCCATCAAGTCCTTCGCCGCCGTCTTTTTCAGCAGCACCTTGCCCTGGGCGTCCCACACCTTGCCGTCCGGCATCGCCAGCACAAACCGCTCGAGGGCCTCGGCCAGCGTCACCCGGCCATCCAGGTCCGGTGGGGCCTGGGGAGGCAGATCATCGCCCGCCCAAGGCGGCGTTTCGTCCACCACCGCCGGGGGCTCATTCGCCGCCATCAACCCCGCCCGCAGCTGATCCCGCACCGCATCGAGGCCCAGGGCCACATGCAGGTCGTTGAAGTCCGAAGGCCCGCTCATGCGGCCACCGCTGACAAATCCGGCACCACCACCACACCACCCACCGCCAGGGCAGCCTCCCGCGCCTTGGTCACGCCGGGGTTGCCCGGCGTGGCCGCATCGTTGTCGGCGGCGATCGCAATCCGCACAGCGGGGTAAAGCCCCCGCAGCGCCTGCGCCACCGGTAGCAGGTTTCCCGCATCAAACGCCACCGCCACCGGGCAGCCCGTGGCTTCATGCACCGTGGCCGCCGTCGCGTAACCCTCGGCGATCCACAGCAAGCCCCGCTCATCGGTGGGCGCGGGAGGCTCGCCAATCAAGTGCCAGCACCCGCGCTTCGGAGTGCCCGTCAAAAACTTCTTGCCGCCATCCGGCGCGATAAACTGCAGCCCCACCAGGGCGCCACCAGCATCCCGCACCGGCACCACAATGGACCCGCGCGAAAACCGCACCCCGTAGGCCCGCACCTTCTTGCGGTCCAGGTACGCCGAGGCGCCCGCCTCCGGCAGCTTCGGCCAGATCCCCGCCGCCCGCCGGGCCGCATCCGCCGCCCGCGCCTGGCGCTCCGCCTCCGCATCAGCACGCAGCCTGTCCTGCTCCCGGGCAAGGCGCTCACGCTCCGCCGCCGACAAGCCGGCCCCATCAAACGTCACCGCCATCGACTCCGGCCCGTATCGCTTCCAGTTTCCGTACCGCCCCACCGTCACCACCTGGCCACTGTCCAGGCGAAGCTCATGGAGCACATACCACCCGCTGGTCTTGCGGCCCTTGTCGCCGTCCGCGCGGCAACGCACCAGCCGCCCGTATTCCAGGGTGCCGTCGATTTCAAGGCCCGCCCGGGCCAGCTGATCATGTACGTCCATCGGTCCCCCGACCTCGTTGTTATGGCGGCCTACGCCGCTTCCCCGTAATGCTTCATCAGCAGCCCAACCAACACCGCACGGGCCGTTTTCACCCGGGCGCGGGTGGGCGCCTCGCAAATCAGCGTTACCACCTGGGCCGCCGCCGACGGCAGCCCGTTGGCCGCCACAAACTCCGCCACCGAGATGCCGTACTCAATCCCCGCACCGGGGCGCCACTCGATACCCACGCGCCCCCATGGCATCTCGTTGGCCAAGAACACATCCAGCCACAGGTCGCAGTAGTGGATCGCCTTTTTCAAATCCCGCGCCCCGTCTTTGCTCAAGTGGCGGCACAGATACTTGATGATGTTCGCCTGCGCCGTGTTCAGCTCGTTGACCAGGGCGAACTCCACCGGCTGTATGGCCATGGTCTTGTAATGGGTGCCCCCCACCTGCAGGGCCAGGGCATCACTCATCGCCCACCCCTCCCCTCGAACAAGATCGCCGCACACTCCGCGCAATACTGAGTGCCGGGAATCGCAATCTGCCGGGCGGATGGAATCTCCAGCCCGCACTCCTGGCACTCGGAGGCCGACACCTCACCCACCGGCGCCGTCCGCGCCCGCTGCGTCAGCAGCCGCGCCTCCTGGCGCTCGATCTCCACCTGTGCAATATCGGCGTTGTCCGCCATGCCCTGCTCCTTATCGTCAACTGGCCAAAAGTGCCGGTCTTTCCCGGCTGTCCGCGGCTCGCCTGATTACCGCCTCTTCACTCACGCGCCGGCGGCGGTTTACCCACCCCTGCCCGCTGAATATCCGGGGCCGGACAGGCTAGGGATCAAGCGCAAGCACCGGCCACCGCGGGCCGGCCAAGGAGGCCAGCGCCCCGAAAGCTGTACAAAAACCCACCCACATCAGGCGGGCATAAAAAACCCCCAGCCTGGTATAGGCTGAGGGTGTCGTAACAAACCTGTCGGGGGACACGATGGACGACGCCACCACCGGGCCCGTGCCCGCCATAGCTGACTGCGCCTGCTGGCTGATTGCGAGCGGGGGCGTCATGCGGCCTGGCCATCAGAAGAACGATCCTCATACCGCTCCGGGTAGAGGATCTCCATCTCCGTCATCAGACCACCCGACGCACGAGCAAGGCGCTCGGCAAGCAACTTGCCCACCGAGCCGCCGGCCAGTGCGATCTGGCGAAAATTGAGGAAGGTTGTACGCGCATCTCTGCATACGCGCTCAACCTCATCGCGGGACATCGTGGTGTAAAAGGTCTTCGGAGTCATGCCCAGATATTAGTGTTTCACTAACATTCGGTCAATAGCATTTCGCTGATAACGCGAATTCCCCAGTGAGCGATACACTATGGACATGGACGCAAACCAGATTAGACGCTTGAACATCAACCACTTAGCTGAAAAAATAGGCGATAGGGGTGAGCTTGCCCGTAGATTGGGGTACGAGGACACGAACTACCTGAATCAGCTATGCAAAGGGCACGGCAGCTTCGGCGACAAAACGGCACGCAAGGTAGAGCATTCGCTCGGGCTCAAGCACGGATGGATGGATCACTTTCACTATCACGAGTACAGCCCAAGGCTGCTGGCGGGGGAAATATCTGAGCAGCTCCGAGATTACCCGGAACTGCAGGAACCCGGTCTGGAAACTTTTACCGAGCTTGTTGAAGAGGTTACCGAGCTTGATCCAGAGGAGAGGCGCGAGGCTCTGACGTACATTCAATATCTACGCGCAAGACGACCTCGCGCCGATACTTGATGTGCCTGATGAATTTTGCCAGCTCCCGGATATCATCCGGGTGGAGCAAATTCATCTCATCGATGAGGCATTGAATATCGGGGTTGCACATGGGTTTTCCTCCTTGATAAATGGAAAGTCGATATAAAAAGGCAACCACTTAAAACCGAAAGAACTACACGACCAAAATCCACAGAAAAGCCGACAAAACGCCAACCGGAGTACCGCCATGGAAATTGAGGCCAGACTTTCCGCCCTCGCCACCAAAATTGAGCAACAGCGCGACGCCATTCAAACCGAGGAGGCCACCAAAAACGCCTTCATCATGCCCTTCATCCACCAGGTGCTGGGCTACGATGTTTTCAACCCCCTGGAGGTCACCCCTGAATTCACCGCCGACGTGGGCACCAAGCGCGGCGAGAAGGTGGACTATGCCATCCTCAAGGATGGCGCCATCCAGATACTGGTGGAGTGCAAAAAGCTGGGGGACACACTCAACCTCAACCACGCGGGGCAGCTCTTCCGCTACTTTTCCGTGACATCGGCCCGCATTGCGATACTGACAAACGGACAGGTTTATCAGTTCTACACCGATCTCGACGCCCCCAACAAGATGGATGACAAACCATTCCTGGTGCTCGACTTGCTCGACATCGACGACCACGCCATCCCCGAGCTGGTCAAGATCACCAAGCCCGCCTTCGACCTCGACTCGATCATCAACGCCGCCGGCGAACTCAAGTACGTCAGCCAGATCAAGCGGATCATCGCCAGCCAATTCAGCCAGCCCGAGGACGACCTGATCAAGCTGCTTGCCGCCAGGGTGTATGACGGCGCCATCACTCAGAAGGTGCGGGAACAGTTCGCTGGGCTTGTGCACAAAGCCCTCCGACAATTCCTCAATGACCAGACCAACGACCGGCTGAAATCGGCGCTCAACGCCGGCGGCCACGTTGATACCAGCGTCCCCCGCCCCGCAGAGGCCGAGCCAGCAGACACACTCGACACCCAAGAGGACAAGATCAACACCACCCTGGAGGAGCTGGAGGGATACAACATCGTGCGCGCCATCGTTCGCTCCGAGGTGGATGTCAAGCGCATCGCCGGCCGGGATACCCAAAGCTACTTCGGGATACTGCTGGACGACAACAACCGCAAGCCCATCTGCCGCCTGCACTTCAACCGGGCACAAAAATACCTGGGCACCTTCGACGCCAACAAAAACGAAACCCGCCACCCCATCAACAACGTGGACGACATATTCAGCTTCGCGGACACACTCCGCGCCTCCGTCAGGGGTTACGAAAAGCCAGAGCAGCCTGCCAGCCCGGTCTGATCACCACTACCCACCTGACTGGCGGCACCAACACCTCAACAACTGAACCCATACTCACCTTCACAGCCCGCCCCATGCGGGCTTTTTTGTGCCTGCGAATCAGGCACAAGCTGATGCTATCAAAATAATTAGCGATTTACTATTGACTGTATATTAGCGTTTTACTAATCTTGCCTCACGAACACGCGGAGGCAACCATGCCAACC